GGAAAGTGGGAGGCCCCGCTCCGAGACCGCGGCTACTCGACCTCGGAATGACTGTGCAGGGAAGTGACCGTGGCTGAGTTCTTCTTCGCGCTCGCCGTCGTTGGTGCGCTCATCTTCTGCCTGGCGGTGACACGGTGAGCCCGACCTCGAATCGGCGAGAGAACCCACAGTGAGCGAGACACGCGGCTTCTCAGCGGCCGAGTACCGAGAGCGTGAGCTCGCGCGCTGGAACGCGCTTCCCGTGGTCGAGCGCTGCTGCTTCTGTCCGGAGTGGTCCTTTACCGGCTCCTCCGTTGAAGGGCGGGAGAAGGCCGCTCAGCACCGCAGGGAGGCACATCCGAACCTGCGCCCGAAGCGCTACCGCAGACAGGCCAACCCCTCCTCTTTCCGCCAGCCTGACATGAGCAAGGAACAGCAGAACGAGATCATGGCCGAGGTCAAGAAGAGGGCGTTTCTCAACGGAGTTGATATATAGACCGCAACGGTCTATACTCAGCTCGTTCGATCCTCTCGTGGTAAAGGAAAGGCCCGGTGCCCATATCCCGGGCCTTTCCTCTTTCTAGATCGCCGTCTTCGTCTCGATGACGGGAGCTACCGTGGTCGGCTTCCAGAAGTTGCGGTAGCTGCCCCAGGAAGCGACTGCCACGAGCAGGATGGCGTGGACCATGCCCTGCTCCCAGAGGGCGTCCTCGAGCACGAGGTAGGTGGTAACCGCTCCGGCGACGATGGAGGATGCGACTCCCACCGCCGCCCTGAACCAGTTGGGCCAGCGTGGCTGCATGACCAGTGCAACCAGCGGTGGCATGAGAGCCCCGACAAGCAGGGACCACATCTCGAGGTCGGTCAACTGTCCTCCTTAGTACACGACGACGCTGAATGCGCCGTCTACTGGTCGTTTCCCGTTGAACAGACGAACTCGCACGATGTCAGAGAGTGGCTGCATGGCTGCGCTCACCGCTCCCTCTGTGAGGGCAACGCCGGAGATAGCTCGTGGGCGAAGACCGGGGAAGCGAACGTCATAGACGCCGAGGGCGATATGGCGAACCTCGACTCCACGCCCCTTGCAGTTGAAGCGCCGGATGAAGAAGAAGGGATTGCGGCTGAAGGATCCTTGGATGCGCCCGGCAGCATTGGCAGGGAAGGGACGAATGGTGGCAAAGCCCTGAGCAGCCCCGGCAGGGCCACAGGAAGGAGCGCTCGGCTGTGACCTGGAGCCGGCAGCGAAGGCGAGCACGGAGAGGACGGCGACAACCAGTGCAGCCTTCATCTCACCTGCCTCAAATCGGAGCGGCAATCGTACTTCGGAAGTCTTTGGATACGAGCGGCGATCTCCCCGAGCCGGTCTAGAAGTTCCGGGGTCGGATCAATCGCTGATTGTCGCGCGATGATGTAGGTAAGCGTGGTCATCACGAACTCCTGGTTCTCGGTAACCTCCTCCAGCGCCACACAGGTCATACGTGCGTTGTCACGAAGCTCGTTGGTAGTGAGCGTGTGATGGAGGTCGACAGCTACTACTGCTGCGATCACCACCACGAGATAGCTGATGACCCCCTTGTTGCGAACGAAGAAGGACTTCACTTCCCGTTCCTGTTCAGATACAAGGGAAGCCCCATCATGGCCGCGAACATGATGAGCAGGCTCGGCCTTTCCCCAGCCTGGTAGAAGAGCGTCTCATGCAGAACACCTATAAGGCCAACTGTGAAGAGCACAAGATCTCGGGAGAGCCGCAGTCTCCACGGTGGCTTTCGTGACACCCCTTCCCCTTTTCTCGATTCCCGTGATCCACTTATGAAGATCCCGGCTCGCAGAAGTTGACGTTTGGCTCGTACTGGATCTCCATCCAGAGAGGGTTGAAGATCATGTTCGAGCCCGTTATCTGAGCCACGGTAAAGGCGATGATGGGGGTGGCGGGCGTTCCTCCCGCTGGGTCCGCGATCGGGTACACGCGATCGACCTGAAGCACCATGAACCCTCCCCCATAGGCCGTGTTCGCCACGTGGTAGACAACATCTGGCTCGCCCCAGGTGGAGTCATCGTCGTGCATCGCAAGCTCCACGGAACCGTTCGCCACGGGGAATGCGCGCGCGCCGAAGTAGATGGTGTAGCGGCCGGCCGCTTCGAGCACTACCTCCTGGAGCTGATCGACGCCCGGATCGGGGGGATTCCCGGTCCCATCCAGAGGAGAGAAGACATCCGTGTCGCAGTATTCCCAGAAGTCCCAGAGCACGAGCGTCCTCGAGCCACCGCTCGAGCGGACGATGTTCGAGACGTAGCGATAGGCGCGGAAGTACTGAATCAAGTCCCCGGAGGAGACGGGAGCCGGTCGGCGGAAGAGCTGCCGGATCCCGAAGTCCTGAGATCCCTGCTCCTTGGAGATGGATGGCTCGCCGATGTTGCGGGTCATGCTGACCTCAGTTCTACGTGGACGCGGCCATGACATCGCGTGCAGAGCCAGCGGACTGACAGTGGCTTATGCTCCTTACAACGCGGACAGCGCTTCATGAACCGAAGCCCTCCTGCGTGGGGGAGGTGACGAGCTCGTTCAGGTAGAAGGGGCCGTCCGCATCCCAGGAGACGGTGTACTCGTACACGCGCTGCTTGGCGGAGACGCCGCCGAGGATCGAGGAGTCGATATTCACCTGCACCAGATCACCGATGCCGAAGGAGTTGATCGCCGTGTTCCTGGTGGGGGTGATGTGGACGAAGCGGAGCACCCGCTGACGCAGGCGGGACTCGATCACCCACAGGCGCTTGTACAGGTCATAACCCATGATCGGCACCGAGCAGTCACCCTGCGCGTCCCAGATCTTGATGTCCATGCGCACGCCGTAGGAGGACTGGCTCGAGGAGCGCTCGGAGAGGAGCGAGGTCAGATCCCCGCCCGAGATCACGGTGGAGGGAAAGACGGAGGTGCCGGTGACGTTTGCGCACCAGTGCTGGTCGCCGGCCGGATCCTGGGCCGTTCCCACCCTGGGACCGAGGTAGTACCAGAGCTTGTTGCACATGTTCGTGATGTCGTCGTTCCAGCGCACGTTGCGAATGTTCTGAGCGCCGGTCGCGTACTCGAACACGACCGAGCCGGAGAGATCGGAGCCGAAGTCGCCCTTGTAGAAGTCGACCGTGCCCATGACACCGCCGCCGGGATCGGTCGGGGTGATGACCGAATCCAGCACGCCCGCGTTCGAGAGCAGGGACTGGATCTCAGCGATCGTCATCGGCCAGTCGGTAGGCGCTCCGCTCACGTCCGTCGTGGTGGACTCGACGGTGCCGATGTCGAGGAAGAGCGGCCCCTCTCCCTTGGCCGGATCGGAGTCGTCCAGCGACTGGGTGATGATCTCCTCCATGATCGAGGGCGCGAACTTCACCCGCTCGATGAAGGTGGGATTGGAGAAGTCTCCCGGATCCCCTGAGGCCGCACCGTCCCTGGCCGGACGCCAGCGCCACAGCTCCATCGGATCCTGGGCGTTGTAGACCACGTAGCCCATGTTCTCGGCGGTGTCGAGCTCGCACAGGAGCACGAAGCCGTGGAAGACGAGAGTGCCGTTGATCGTAACCTTGAGCCTGGAGCCGGCACCGCCGATGGCGGAGTCATAGGGGATGCGCACCTGTGCCTGCGAGGGACGGTTCAGGCGGCGAGTGACCGAGCCGGACACGGAGACGGTGGAGACATCGCTCCCGTCGATCGCAACCGCCAGGCTCACAGCGTTCCCGAGGCCGACTTCAGCCCGAACGTGAACTGCCGCAGGTGGTAGTTCTCGATCGGAACGATGTCCAGGCGAGGCTGCCCGTTGTGGTAGACGGTCAGCGAGTGCGCGCCCCAGGCGAGGGTGGCGCTCGCCTGCACGTTGGAGAGGACAGCAGCGTTGAGCGCAGCCTCCATCACGTTCAGGGCGGTGTTGCAAGCAGCGGAGTTGAGGGCGACGGACTCGATCAGGAGCACTCCCTCCAGCACAGGCTCCCGCCCTCCCAGGAAGAAGGGATGAAGCAGGCTGCCGTTGCCCATCGGCACGTCATCGGTGGGAGCACGCACGACCGGCCCATCCAGGCCGGAGATGGTCTGGATCCAGAACTTGTCCGTGCCGTCTCCGAGGGAGCCGTTGTTGAAGATGATCGTCCCGCCGGAGGTGGTGTAGGTGTAGGTGGTAACGAGGTCGGCCATCTACTGCGTCTCCATTGCCCCTGCGGTCTGATGCTTCTGGAAGGTTGCCTCCGGGTGCGAGCGTCCGAGTCGGATCGCCTGGAGCTCCGCCAACTGCCGCTTCAGGATCTCGATCTGCGTCTCCCCCTGCCCACGGGTGACCCCACCACCGATGGCCTCCTTGAGCGCTGCGGCCTGCGGGACACCCCTGCTCAGGTCCGGACCGGAGGGCGAAGGAGTGCCCACCAGGCCCGTGAAGCTGGTCGGGATCAGGTTCCCGAACAGGTTGGCAGCGAAGCCCTGCTGCGCGGTCAGGAACTCGAAGGACAACTCCGCAAAGGCGTTCTTGGTCTTGACCGCTTCCTTCTTCAGATCCCGTAGCTCGGCCTGGGCGCGGCGCAGCTCGAGCAGCCAGCGCTTGCGCTGGAGAGAGCCCTCGCGGGTAGCCCGGATGCGTTCCTTGAAGAACTTGATCTCGGCCTGAAGCGCGCGGCGCTGCGCAGCCACGCTGCCGGTTGCCTGCGCGATCTGGAGGTCGAGCTCCAGGGACTCCTGGCGCTCACGGATCCTGTCCTGGCGCTCGCGCTGGCGCTGCACGCGCAACTGTTGACGGAGGTTTGCTACCTCCTGCTCGGCACGGATCAGATCCTGGGTGGCAGAGGCGATGGCATCCCTGCGCGCCTCCGCGTCCCGGACCGTCTGCCTGATCTCGACGATCGAGCGCTTGTAGAAGTTGCGCAACGCGATCTGCGCCTCCAGATCGTTCTTCAGGTCCTCGTCGGACTGAGCCTTGATGACCTGGTTCGTGCGCGCCTGCTCGCGCACGGAGAGCGCCTTCAGGAACTTCTGGTCGGCCTCGTTGCGTGCCTTGACGATCTCGTCCGCCGCACGCTCTCGGTCGGCTGCGGCCTCCTTCTCGATGCTCTCGATCTGGGAGTTGACCGCCTTGCGCTCGTTGAGCAGGCTCTCCAGCGCGGGTCCGACAGGTCGCCGCCGGGAGTTGAGAATGCGGTCGATCCGATCGCGCTCGGCCAGAAGTTCCTCCAGTCCCGTCTCCCCGAATGCTTGCGCCTGTGCCACGGCCGTCTTCTGAAGCTGGAGCTGTCCTCGGATCTGAGACTGGGTAAAGGACTCGATGAGCGCCTCGCCCGCTCTCCGTCCTTCCTCGCGCGCCGCCTCGGTGAAGTCGCTCAGGCCACGGCGGAGTGGTTCGGTCATCCTTCCCGAAGCGGCCTGAGACTCGCGCCGGAATGCTTCCGCAAGCGCATCTGCGCTCAGCGTTCCCTTGTCGCGTGCCTCCTCGACCAGATCGTTCAGGACCTTGTTCGCCTGGCTCGGATCGAGAGCAATCCGCACGATCTCCGCATCGGTCGGCAGACGACCAAGCCTGGTGATGATCTCGTTGAGGAACTTCGTGTCCCCCGCAAGGATGCTCCCGATGTCGCTGAGTGATTGTGAGAGGGAGCGGATATTGGCGATCTGCTGCGGGGCGCTCTCACCACCGATAGATCCGAGCGCGTCTCCGAAAGCCTTGACTCCGGGAACGTGACCCAGCAGTCCACCCACGAAGTCATCGGTAGTGTCACTCGCTTCCTTGATGCTGCCGAAGAAGCCACGGACAGGCTCGAGTTGCTTGTCGACCTCCCTGCCGAAAGATCGAAATGCGTCGAACCCGATGTTCACTCCCTCGGCCAGAGCAGAGAAGAGAGAGACAACTCCGGTGAGCGGAACGAGCAGGAACTCCAGGTTCGTTCCCACCGTCTCCAACTCCGAGGACAGCCCCTCCAGCGATCCGAGGAAACCCTCTGTTCTTGCGCCCGCCAACTCTGCCGCTGCTCCCTGCCGACCGAGCGCGGCTGTCGTGTCCTCAAGCGCGGGAACACCCTGCGTGGAGAGGATCGAAGCGGCTCTCTGCGCATCCTGGCCGAAGATCTCGAACAGGATCTGGGCTCGCTCCTGCCTGCCCAGATCCTCCATCGCTCGACCCATCTGTGCGAACACGTCCAACCGCAAGTTCCCCTGTGCATCACGAAGGTTGACGTTGAGCCGCCCAAGCGCATTCGCGGCCTTGTCGGTGGGTGCAATCAGGCGGGTGAGAGCTACACGCAGCGAGGTTCCTGCGTCCGAGCCAGAGAGTCCTGCGCGAGCAAGGATGGTGAGCAGAGCAACAGTGTCATCGAGCGACAGTCCAAGCTGGTTTGCCACCGCTGCCGACTGGCGGAGAGCGATCCCCATGTCCGCGATCGAGCCCTGGGACTCGTTGGCGGCATTGGCGAGTAGATCGGCCACGTGAGTCGCCTGATCCCCAGCTAGGCCGAAAGCGTTGAGCGCGTTCGCTGCGAGTTCGGTGGCCGCCGCATTGTCAAGCTGGGCTGCGGTTGCCAGTTGCAACACGCCACGCGCGCCGGCAAGGGAGTCCTCGACGGCCAGACCAGCCTTCACGAGTTCGGTCATCGCCTCGGCTGCATCTCCAGCCGAAACAGCAGGCAGAGAAACATCGCGCCCAAGCGCTACCGCCTCCTCGCGCACGCGAGCCATCTCTTCTCCCGTGGCCTGAGCAGTTATACGGAAGACGTTGAGTTCGCGCTCGAGCGAAGCCGCAGCCTGAATGCCTCTAGCGAAAGCTACGACCGCTGCCGTTCCGATTAGGAAGCCCTTACTGGCAGCCAACGTCGCTCCCCGCACTCCACCCAGAGAAAGACCACTTGCGAGAGCACCCTGACTCACTTGCGCCAGGCTCGCTGCATGAGCCGCTTGCGCACGCGCTGCTACCAATGCTGTCGATGCCTCCCGTTCTTGTGCAACAGCCAGAGCAAGTTCTCCCTCAGCCGCTCTGATTCGAGCAGCATTTCCGCTCAGACGGGCAGCAGTCAGTGATCTCTCGGCAGCGGTCAAAGCTGCCTCCGAGCGACTGGCCCTGATCTGTGCAGCACCGACCGCCGAGGCCGCGTTCGCAACCTCGGACTGAGCGAGAGCAAGCCGCTGCGCTGCTGTGGCAGCAGCAGTCTCAGCACGGGTCAGAGCGGTGGTTGCACTCGCAGTCCGAACAGCGGCGGCCCCCTGTACCTCCATCGCCGCAGCCACTTCTCTCGACGCCGCCGTGGTGGCTGCTGCCGCTCCCGTAACTCCTCCCGTGACCGGCACCACCTGCACCGGGACCGGGATCGGTTTGGCGGTTGCCAGAGCCACCTGTGCCTCCAGCTCTGCACGGAAGCCGGTCGTTACCGGGCGGACGAGAACTTCGGCGGTAGCGAAGAAGTCGCTCACACCGGAGCACCCTTCACGTTCGCGAGCAGTGCCCTCATCTGCTGCTCAGGGGAGACGGGCGGAGCGGAGGGGATGGCCGGCTTCTCCTCCTGCGGGATCAGCCCGTTCAGCTTCTCCATCGCCTCCATCAGCCCGATCCGGTTGTGACCGACCGAGGTGTAGCCCTCGACGAGCAGAGCGTAGGAGGCGTTCAGGAAGTCACGGAGGCTCATCCTGTCCGGGTCGCCTCCCGCTAGGACGATTCTTCCGCAGAGGAGTCGGCGCTGTCCCCAGCCAACGGCCCAGAGACCGATGGCTGCTGCGTAGGGAGGTCGGAGGTCACCCTCACGAGCCAGCGGTAGAGCTCCACGATCTGGTGTCTGGGAACGGGGTTCGTCTTGCGGCCGACGAGCGCCTGGAAGCGCTCGTGCGCCTCGTTGGCGGGATCGAGGAAGGTGGGGATGCGCTTGATCGCAAGCTCGGTGTCGGCCTTCCAGGAGAAGTTGCCGTTCTTGTCAGCGGCCTCCAGGTCTTCGTCGAAGAGTTGCGCGCCCTCCTCCCAATGCGGGTAGCGGAACTTGAAGACCTCGCCTCCGAACTCGAAGTCCCGGTCCTCTGCCAGTTCCTTGCTGAACTCTCTGAGCACGTCTGCCTCCTGTGCGGGTTGCGGGTTACTCCTCGTAGCCTTCTAGCCAGATCCGGTACGCCATCACCCATCCGGAGCAGCCGCCGGAGGGTGCCAGGGGCCGGAGCTCGGGCTTGGAGTCTGCGCAGAGTGTAAAGAGGTCACCGGAGCGCACCTGGTTCCAGAGCACGTTCCAGAGCGCCCAGCCATCGGCGTTGTGCTGCTCTCCGTCCAGCTCGAGCACGTCCACCGGAGGGGGGTTCGGAAGGGCGCTCAGATCCATGCAGCGACCGAGGGTGAGCAGAAGCGTGACCGCGTTCTTGCGAGCGTCGAGGCGTGCTCTCTGCCCCGAAGCAGGACTCGACGGAGAAAGAGGATCCTCTGCGATCGGCCCCATATGCACCGTGAGCTGATCGCAGCAGTCGAGTACCGGGGTGCCGGCGGAGACAAACCTTCGCTCCGGAGCACCCGCAAGCCCCGGAGCGAAGACGGGGATCGTGTCCAGCGCCTGGGCGGCAGCCGTGAGCAGATCCAAACAGGTGTCGTGCAGATCTCCGGGGCCGGTGCCCGCCATCAGAGATCGAAGCCGTCCCTGAGGGCGGGAGTGAGCCAGATGCGCTCGCGCTGCTCCTTCTCGTCCAGGTAGCGCGCCATGCGCCCGTCCTCGGTCACTCCGATCACGGCCTGGATGCCGTCCGGCCCCTGCTCCATGCGATAGCCGATCATGGAGGAGACGGGGAAGCTCTCGATGATGAGCTGTGCGTTCTGACGGGCGAGGTTGGTGACGTTCTGAGCGCGGCGCTCGATGTCCTGTGCGAGCGGCCCGGAGGGATCAGAGAAGAAGCGGCTGATCGCGGCTTCGTTCAGGGTGACGGTCACGCGAGCGGCCTCGCGTACCTGCGCCCCGGTCCCCAGAAGATCGGCGGGCGGCGGAAGCCGTACGGGTTATGGGCGTTCAGGAAGGCGTCGACCAGAGGGAGGCCGGTGTTCCAGCCCTGGACGCTGGAGAAGGCCCAGCGCGTAAAGGCCATCTTCTCGATCACGATCCCCTGCCTGGAGACACGAGTTACGCCCTTGGGAAGCGCGCAGGTCTGCCCCGCGCATTCCTTGTACAGCTCGCAGGCGAGCTGGGCGGCGGCGGCTTCGCCTTCCGTGGGAACGCTCGCTCCGTAGGCATAGGAGACGGAGAAGGTGCCCTCCTCGGTGTCAGCAAGGGACAGATCCTGGCAGGAGGGCCAGAAGCTGCCGTTGACGCGGGTGAGGTAGCGGTTCTCGTCCAGCCGGTACTCGGAGGGAGCAACCACCTCGCCGTTGACCTTGACCTGGGTGATGATCTGCACCGGGTAGCCCGAGAGCAGCACCTGCGAGAGACAGCCGCAGCCGCAGTTGGAGCTCCCGTTCCCCCAGCCCCAGAACTCTCCCGTCCAGATCAGCCTCGAGCCGCCGCTTGCGTAGGCCAGGCGCTGAAAGGGGAAGCAGGAGCAGTTGTCCCGGCAGGGACGGACAGTGACCGGCCCGCACAGGCCGGGGAACTTCTTCCCCGAGAGCTGGTGCAGCAGGTTCTGGGCCTGGGTAGCCACGTCGTCGTAGACCACGCCCGAGGACACCTCCACTCCACAGCAGGCGGCCACGTCGTCCCCGGTGATCCAGGGAGTGCAGGGACCGAGGTTGGAGGGAACGGCGATCAGCTCGGAGGAGACACAGATCTCCTCGGAAGCGGTGGTGATGATGTCCGGGTCAGTGCCGGACGGCCCTTCCCAGGTGATGACGTAGGGGCTGAGACTGGGATCGAGGGGGAAGGTGCCCACGTAGCGGTAGACGCCGTAGTCGTCCACCGTGCACTCGATCTCGATAATGTCGGCCGTGGTCGGGCCGAGCACGTTGTTGCCCTCGGAGTCGTCGATCGTGACCGTGATCGTTCCGGCGAAGCCGCAAGCGAAGCCCTCGGCATACGCCTCCATGACCGATCCGGGGAGTCCGGGGCCGATCTCGCAGCTCATCGCAGCTCCTTGAAGAGAACGTCGTCTGAGGGCATGGTACGAACGATGTCGGCCGCAGCCCACAGGGGCTCGGGCCGGTGCGGACGGCGCTCGTAGGCTTTCAACAGATCCGTTACGTTACGGCGGAGCCTGGCAGCCATGTACTGGGCATACCATGCCTCTTCCTCGAAGGAGTTCATCCCCGCCCGCTGCTCGTACAGCTCGATCGCAGCCGGGATGCAGTTGAGGAAGCGCAGGCACTCGGCGGAGTAGAAGACCGCACGCGGATCACCTGCATCCAGCCCCGGCTTGAGCAGGCGCAGGTAGTGGTCGAACTTCTGGATCGGATGCCGCGAGGATCCGTGATGGGTGATCGTCAGCCCGAGCAGCGCTCGCTGCTTTCTCCCCGCAGGATCGAGGTACTCGTGGACGGGGCCGATGTAGCGCCAGTCCAGATTTCCTCGGATGAGCCTGGGCAAGCGCCAGAGCGTTCCCGAGTCCACGATCTCCACCTGCCAGGCTGCCACGTCGGGGTCCGGGTCTTTCTCCAGCCATTCGAGTAGCCCCTCGTGCGCCTCCACGGTCATGTCCGCGTCGAGCTCGAGCAGCCACTCGCCCGTTCCCTTCGCCAGCTCGAGCGCTTCTGTCCGGTTGTGCCCGAAGTCCACGAACTCGCGCTCGTGCAGCTTGCCGGGAATGCCCTTCAGCGTCCGGCGGATGATCTTCTTCGTGTCATCGGTCGAGCCGGTGTCCACGATTGTCCAGTGCGAGATCAGCGGCTTGGCCGATGACAGGCAGCGCTCGATGAACGCGGCCTCGTTCTTCACGATCAGGACGAGCCCGATCACGTGATGGCGTCTCCGTCGATCGTGAGCGTGAGGATGTTGTTGGTTCCGGCGAACGCCTGGATGATCTCCGCCGCCGTCAGCGCGTGATAGCACCAGAACGTCTTGGCCGAGTCGGCGGCTATGGAGAAGCCGTCGTAGAGCCGAGTGCCCGCCGCATCGGTGCCGATCGAGAGCGTGAAGTCGACGGCCGAGGCGGACGGGTTCTGGACGTGGATCGAGCGGACGAGAGCCGTGGTCGCTCCGGGGACGGTGTACTTGGTCGCCGCCGTGTTCGACACCAGCGCCGGCCCGGCGAACCTCGTAGGTGTACGTGCCATTTCTCCTCCTCTAGAAGTTGGTTACCGATCCGTAGTCGTGGGCAGGATGGCGGGGAACGTAGACGACAGGAACATCAGCAGCAGGTCGCACCGCCACCGTCATCCCGATCCAGTCATCCGAGGCGGAAATGGTGAAGGTGCCGGGATCGAGTGCGGAGACGGCACTATTGGTTGTACAGACGGCAAGCGTCGCGCCGTTCGATCCGCCCGAAGGATCGGAATACTGGTTGTCAGGCAGCGGAAAGATCGAGACGGTACGGCTTGTGTCAACCGCGCAGCCCGCAAACCAGAGCGTGTCTTCGGTGGCCCAGGTCGCAGGATCGAGGTTCGGAGGATCTGGCGTATTGCTGGATGACTGGACGGAGTTGTTCGAGACCACGGCGCCCGAGCTGGCACCGTTGCCGAAGTCCGCTCCGATCGTTCCTTCCCAGCCGGTGATGCGGTAGACAATCCAGGAGCCTTGCTCGGTTGCACCGAGGCTGACAGTAAAGTTCCCGCTCTCGCTGCCAAGACTGATCTTCTTGGCCATGACCCTCTGAATGGCACCAGAGCCAAAATCACCAGTCTTGATCCAGTCGGCCGGGAAGGTGGCCGAAGGAGCGCCGTCGATCGCCATGAAACACAGGATCAGATCGCCGCTGGCGAGATTCGTCGGATAGGTCAGCGTCCACGAGTTCGAGTTGCTCGTAACGTGGTTTGACTGCGTGTCCGCCGTCTGGATGGTCGGGAAGGCCATCTACCCGCTCGACCACTGCATCGGGTAGCTGTTCTGGCGCTGCCCATCGCAGCCCTCGGGCCAGACGTTGTCGAGATTGAGCGGTTGCGGCTTCCCCGCCTGCGCCGAAAGAGCAAGAACGAGCATGGCGAGCATGGCGAGCATGGCGAGCAGGAGCCTCATGCCGTCCTCGTGTAGTTGACCATCACGCCGATCAGACGAGCGGTAGCAGCGAGCGTGTCCGAGCCAGAAGTCGGATCACGGGAGATCCGGAACTGGACGAGCTCGCCGGCAGCAGGAGTTCCGGAGAAGGTCATCGCTGCGGTGGCGGCGGAGATGGCGAGCTGGTTCGCCGTTCCGTTCAGAGCGTCCTGAACGGTGACCTCGGTGCCCCACGCCTGGTCGATCGTCTCGAAGTTGCCGTAGGAGCGGCCCGCGATCCCCCAGAGCAGGTTGTTGGTCGAGGTCGTGTTCGCAGTCCAGTAAAAGACCGCCGTGATGGTGCCGCCGTCCCAGTCGCTCGGCATCGCCATCGTTCCCTGGCAGAAGAGCTTGCTCGCTCCGTCCGCGAAGTCGAGCAGGTAGAGATCCTGGTCGTTGGTCGTGAACTCGACCTTCGTATTCGTTGCCGAGCCAGCCGTCGTCGAGGGCCACATTCCGGCAGCCGAGAGGAAGATCTGACCGGATACCTTCGCTCCGGTTGCGCCAGTCGCTCCCGTAGATCCTGTAGCACCCGTTGCGCCCGAACCGGTAGCTCCGGTCGCTCCGGTCGGACCGGTAGCACCCGTCGAGCCCGTGGCTCCAGTAGCGCCGGTCGATCCTGATCCAGTCGGACCGGTAGCACCCGTCGCCCCGTCTACGCCATCGAGCCCCGGCGGGCCGATCTCGCCTTCAGTTCCGGTTGGACCGGTCGCTCCAGTGGCACCTGATCCGGTTGCGCCCGTAGCACCGGTAGGACCGGTTGCTCCGGTCGATCCAGTGGCTCCCGTAGCACCGGTTCCGCCGGTTGCCCCTGTAGATCCAGTGACACCGGTGGCTCCCGTGCTTCCAGTCACTCCGGTAGCGCCTGTAGCCCCCGTGCCTCCAGTCGCACCAGTAGAGCCGGTAGCGCCCGTAGATCCGGTAGCTCCAGTAGCGCCTGTGGAACCAGTTATTCCGGTCGCTCCGGTCGCACCAGTCGCACCAGTTACACCTGCACCGGTTGCACCAGTGGCCCCGGTCGAACCCGTGCTTCCAGTAACTCCGGTGGGACCGGTCGGGCCTTCATCTCCATCTCCGCCGGGAGGACCTTCCTCACCCGCCGCGCCTGTAGCTCCAGTCGGACCGGTCGCGCCCGTTGCCCCGGTCGCGCTCGCCTGCCCATCCTGCCCAGTGGCTCCGGTCGCGCCTGTTGCTCCCGTCGAGCCAGTCGGCCCAGGCACGGTAGAAGTGGCTCCAGTTGCTCCGGTCGGGCCGGTAGCCCCGGTTCCTCCGGTCGCTCCCGTCGCACCCGTGGGGCCGGTCGCCCCCGTTCCGCCAGTAGCGCCCGTAGCACCAGATCCGGTTGCCCCAGTTGCCCCTGTGGCTCCAGTGGAGCCCGTGCTGCCGGTCGGGCCGGTCGGACCTTCCACGCCGTCGATGCCGGGTGGGCCTTCGTCACCAGTGGCTCCGGTGGGACCAGTGGCCCCCGTGGAGCCACTCGAGCCAGTCGCCCCGGTAGCTCCGGTCGGTCCCGTGGCACCAGTCGTTCCTGAGCCGGTTGCGCCCGTCGAACCTGTGACGCCTGTAGCACCTGTAGCGCCGGTAGCGCCGGTGGCTCCAGTTACACCTGCGCCGGTGGCACCGGTAGCCCCAGTAGAACCCGTAACTCCAGTAGCCCCCGTAGGACCGGTTGCTCCGGTTACGCCCGCTCCCGTAACTCCCGTCGCTCCGGTGGCTCCCGTCGCCCCTGTTGCACCGGTCGGCCCGGTGTCTCCGCCACCAGGACCGGTCGGGCCTTGCGCGCCCGTTGCTCCGGTGGAGCCGGTCGAGCCCGTGTTCCCGGACGGGCCGAGCACGCCCGTCAGCTCGATGACCTGGATGCGGTTGTTATCGGCAGTGACGGTGGAGGTGACGACGTTGACGGCGAAGATGCCGTAGGTGGTCGTCCCCGCTCCCGGCGTGTCGATGAAGGACACCATCGCCGTGCCGTACTCGGTCGTCGCCACCGCCGTCGAGGAGGTCCAGGAGGAGGCGAGCAGCGGATCGCCGGTCGTCGCACCCCGGCGTAGGCGCAGGATCTCGCGACGGGCGGTGGTGCCCGTGTCCTTCAGGAACGAGCTCTGGCCGATGACCAGATAGGGCGTGTTCGCCTTGGTCACGATCGTCGCCTGAGAGACGAGGATCTCGGCCGTGGTCGTGATCGGGGTTGCCCCGGAAGCGCCGGTGGCGTAGTTCATCGGGCCGGAGGTGGTGGAACCTGTAGCGCCGGTAGCGCCAGTCGGACCGGTAGCTCCGGTCGCTCCGGCTCCGGTCGCTCCGGTGGAGCCGGTGGCTCCGCTCGGACCAGTTCCGCCCGTTCCTCCGGTTCCGCCAGTTCCTCCAGTCGCGCCAGTGGCACCGGTTGGCCCAGTGTTGCCGGTTGCACCCGTTGCGCCTACACCTGTTGCTCCCGTGGCACCAGTGACACCGGTAGGACCGGGCACGGTGGAGGTAGCGCCTGTGGCTCCTGTTGCGCCGGTGGCCCCCGTTCCCGCAGGACCGGTCGGGCCGGTCGGCCCGGTTACGGTGGAGTCCGCGCCGGTCGGCCCTGTAGCACCGGTTCCTGCGGGTCCGGTCGGCCCAGTGGGGCCGGTGACGTTGGAATCAGCGCCGGTAGGCCCGGAGGGGCCGGTGGCTCCGGTAGGCCCGGTGCCGCCCGTGCTTCCAGCGAAGCCAGGCTGGATCGCCTGAGCGACCATGTGAAAAACGGGAGAAAAGGGGAGAGCGCCTGTGGCGAGTGCGAAAACCCGCATCAGACGCTCTCCTATGTCCCCTTAGCTCGTCGAGGTGACGGCTGCGGGCTCGCAAGCGGCGGTGGGCAGCGGATCAGCGGTGGCCCAGAAGCCACCCTCACTGATGTCCTGCCCGTCCGGAGGACCGTCTCCGTAGGGACCGGCTCCCCAGTTGCCGTTCGTCTTCGACTTCCCGTTCAGCGTCGGCTGCGCGGGGCCGGCCTCGAACGTGTTGTCGCCCATCACGAAGGAGACTGCGGGGTAGACGTGATGGAAGTACGGGTAGGTCGCATCGAGCCCGGAGCCGACCGTGTTCTCGGTCCAGAACTCGAAGGCCACGAGCGGAGACTGCTCGTCACAGGCGAGCGCGGAGGGCCATGCCACTCCCACCACGTCTGCGCCGTCCTCGATCGTCTCTGCGCCGAGCATGAATGCGATCATGTTCGGCTCGAGCGCGGCTGCGCTCATGGCGATCTCCCACCAGTTGAAGGTGTCGGGGAATGCGCGGCGGGCGATGGAGCACCCGCAGCCGTTGCGCACGGAGAAGCTGTCCCCCGTCTCGATGTTGGGATTGACCCCCACCGAAACCAACTTGTCGGAGACGTACGCAGTGTTGCCCGCGATCACGTTGCCGTTCTCGTCGACCTTCGTGATCCGCACGAGGCACGCTCCGAACGAAACTCCACAAACTGACGCCACTACTGACCCTCCTCTCGGATCACGTTCGTCATACGATTACGGCGCTGCCCCAGTCGACCAGCGCTCCGGCTTGCAGGCAGGTGTCCCAGGCTGCGACGACGAATCTCTCTGCCCTGTAGGTAGCGGTGTTGTCCGAGCGATCCACGAACTCGGAGACGGTGGGCGTCGGGCCATCCGCCATGAAGACCTCGACCGGGCCGGTTGCGAACACCCAGTCCTGCCCGTCTCCGGGATCTCCTGCCGCCGGCTGTGCTCCCCGGTATCCGGAACCGGAGACGACGATGGTGCCGTTGGTCGTTCTCAAGACCTCGCCCGTCTCCAGCTTGTTGAAGCCCCAGGCTGCCACCACGCCAGGTGTGGCATGGATGATCCCCTGCCTGCCCGTGCCTCCGATCGCGTCCTCCAGGTAGGAGAGCGCATAGTCAGGAGCGAGCACGCCACCCCCTCCCAGGGGCACCATGTTTCCGTCCCCGAAGTAGGGGTTGCTCGATCCCATGACGCCGTGAGCGAGTGCCTGCTCGACGGCGTGGGAGATCGTCGCCTCGATCACCCGCTCCGCCCTGCGCGCGAACTCGGCTGGATCAGCCGTGATCGTCGAGCAGGTGAAGGGCAGGTAGGCAGCGAAGGGGAAGAAGTTGGCCGATGGCGAGGTTGAGCTGTCCAGCTTCGTCCCGAAGGTTCCCTCGGTGAAGCAGGGATCCCAGAGCGAGGGGGTATCGCAGGGATACCCCCATACGCTCACTCCATTCAGCTCCCTTCCGCCTGTCTGTAGCACTCCGGGAACGGAGAGCAGGCGGTACTCGGGAGGACGCGGAAGGGGGCCGTCGATGGCATAGGCCGGTCCTACCGCCAGATTGCTCATCTCGAGCCCCCTTCCTCAGTCATCACTCAGTCGCAGGTCCTGGCAGTCCCGGCGGGCGGGAACTGACCGATTGCGCAGATGTCGCTGGTGACCCAGTAGGCGCTCTGTGCCGGGGCCACTCGGGCGACGTTGCGGAACCTCTCTCCGAAGACCTGGAAGTCGTTCGTCGAGTTGAGGGTGGAGTCACGAACGACTCCGAGCTCCAGGCTCCCCATGTCCAGACCGATGAACGCGCCCTGGGGGTGGATCGCCCACTGCACGTTGTCCGGCAGGGCGTCGATCGCAGCCGCCGTCTGGGAGGCATCCGGAAGCTGCGTGGTGCCATCCGAGGGGCTGTCCAGGTAGAACACCGGGTCGATCCCGAGCGACTGGAGGTAACCGACCAGCTCACCCTTCGAGCGGAAGCGGTTGCCGTCGATCGTCTGGATCGTGTCCAGGGCCAGCATGTCCGGGACCCAGTAGGGGATGTAGGCCGCGAAGCGTGAGCCGGCCGGCATCCGGAAGCGCCCCATGATCCCGAACTTGGCCTTCACGATCGCGTCGACCAAGTAGATCAGGGCAGAGAGCGTCTCGGCACCGTTGGTCACGTTGACCGAGAGCGCCTTCAGCCTGTCCAGCATGAACGTCTCGCTCGTGCGCGAGAGAGCGGCCATCGTGAGCTGGTTCTCGTGGCGGATCCGCTCCGGCCAGGAGATGGCGTTCAGGTTGCCGTATTCGCGGCAGTGCGCCAGGATCTGCACCGCCGTATCGGTGTACTCGGCGCAGTCCAGGTCCTGGCAGGACTTGGTGGCGAAGGTTCCGCCGAGCGCGTCGTTCGCTGCCGTGATGTTCGAGATCGCGGTCGTGATGTCCGCGATGTAGGTGGACTCGGGGATCGACACCGCACCGCGCGCGGCCCTGAACTTGGGCAGCGCATCCCACACCGGCTCGGCGTCGGTTGCGAAGTTCACCATGTCGTAGAAGGGCGTGGCCGGTGCGCACAGACCACCGGAGGCGGTCAGCGAGTACTCACCGATCCCGCCGGGGATCGAGGCCACGATCACCTCGGCCAGCTTCTTCGCGTTCTCGGTCGCGTTCTCGGTCAGCGTCCGGTCCTCCGGCCAGGAGAACTCGGCCCGTGCCACGGAGACGGCGTAGCCGCCTTCGCGGTAGCCGCCGCCGTCCGGGGTCTTGGGGATGTGCTGGATCGAGCGCATCGCGTCCTGGCAGGCAGCCGCCAGGCTGTCGGGGGTCAGGGGCTCGGCGTTCGAGCGGGCCATCGGGCCGAAGGGGAGAAGCGGAGTCGCGGGCTTCTCTGCCACCGCCGGCAGCCTGTCGGCCGAAGGCGGAGGGGTCGTGCGCCGCATCTTCACCGGCTCGGCCGGGCTTGCGTCTGCGAGCACCAGCTCGCGCTCCGGCTCTGCCACTTCTTCTCCTTCGTCCTCAGGGTCGGGGGCGGGGTCCGGCTCCGGCTCGTCCTCGGCCGTCACCTCGAGCGGAGCGCCCTCGTCGCCGGGATCGGCGTCGGTGATCGTCTCCTCCGGCTGCGCGAACAGCTCGGTGAAGGCGCTCGTGCGCTTGCTCTTCTCGCTCTGGAAGTTCTCGGCCTCCTGGACGCGCGAAGCCTGGAGCTCGACAAGCTTCTTGGCCTGCTCCAGTCCTCGGTCCAGCTCGGCCACGATCTCGTCGGCGCTCAGACCGGCCGTGAACTTCTCGTCCTCCTCCTCGATCAGGGCAGCCGCGTCGCGGTGCTCCGAGATCAGAGTCGTCAGTTCCTCGTCGGTGAGGCCCGAGAGATCTTCCTGAATCTCGGGAAACAGCGGTTCCATTGAACTGCTCCTTTACGTAGCGTTACGTAACGGAGGGTTCGTATGGAACCTCCTGCGCGGGTGGCATGTGGCCGTTCGCGCTGCGCGGAGTAAAGCAGATCGGGTCGGACGGCGCTACCAGTTGTAGTCGGATGCGTCTGCTGCGAGCAGGAGAGCGCAGCGTCCCTTGTCTTTCCCCCACATCGCCCTGCGCCCGATCAGGGATGCCTCACGGTCGGGATGCTCTACGATCGAGGGCACCGTGAAACGGATCGTCTGCTGAGCGAAGGCAGCCCAGCGGCCCATCACTCCGTCGTCCGAGCGGGGAGCGGGATGGCCCAGACGGTGAGGGTTCTGCTCCGTCCAGTCCAGGAACGAGCGCGCTATCTGGGTCGGCCAGAGCACGGCCACCACCGGGCAGAACTCCATCTGCCGGAAGTTGATCGCCACGTAGCACTCCTTGCGCAGCGAGGCTCTTAGCGCCTGGGTAGCAACTCGCTGCGGCAGCTTGGCGAGGAAGAGCACGACCGGCATGTCCGGGTTGCTGGCGGCGATTCGCTCAACGGCCGGTGCAAAGTTCGAGGCAACCTCTACGTCGTCCTGAACGATCAGGACGTGCCCATCGGGCAGATCGCGCAGGCACTGCTTGTAGCCGTCCCAGGGAGAGGGCGGGTCGCTCGCGTGCAGGAAGACCTCCGTGGGGAGGCCGAGCGAGTCAGCGAGCGGCTGATGGAGGTGGCTGCGAGCGGGGTGGCCCTGGATGCGTGCTAGGAGCACACCGAGTCGATCTCAGCCGTCAGGCGCTTGCGCTTGCGGCGCTGGCTCGCGCTGTAGGAAGCAATGACCGGCTCCGGAGTGAGGATCAGGGTCTGGATCTCACCGGAGGCAGCGAGCGCCAACTGCGCTCTCGGGATCGGGAATCCCGGCACCGGGACCGCAAGCGCGGCCACCAGCTCGAGCACGCCGTTGAAAGCGCGCCAGTCACCGGAGACGGAGTTCGCGCGCAGGTCGCGCAGTTGCTCGGGAGTGAGGTCGGAACGGAGTACGCCCGAGGCCCAGATCCCGTGCCTGCCGTTGGAAGCGCGGATGAACGCGCCTACGGAGCCCGTGTGATCGTAATGACGGGTAGCGGCCTGGAGGTCTGCTGCTGCGGATGCGTGCCCGGTGGCAAGAACGATCTTGCCGACTGCGATCGTGTCCCCCTCGGCAGTCTCGAGCTGGCCGAGATGGAACTGCTGGTAGTCAGTTGCTGACCGGGGAGCCACAACGCACTCGTCGAAGGCACCTCCGGAGAGCCCGACGTGGCAGCTTTCCCAGGGAGCCAGATGTCCATAGACGGCACCTCCGTCCTCGTAGGTCATGGGCATCACACGGTCGGGCTCGGGGCGCTCGAAGAGAGCGCGCGCCGGCTTGAGCGGAGCGACCGAAGCAGCAGTCAAACCGGCGGTGCTGGTATTGGCTGTATTGGTGAGGAGGTATCTCAACCCATCCAAACCCGCTTGGATCTGTTTCAGGTTCAGAGCGTTATCGCTCACGTCGCTCATGCTAGCCCTCCTCGCTGACGGCTCATTCGCATACAGCGCTCGCTGGTGCTTGATCGCGTCCGTGCGCCGAGCGTGGCACTTGACCGTCTCGCCGCCTTCCTTGACCACGCAGTAGCGGCCATCACGCCGCTGTATTGACCAGGGCACTCGAGATCTCCTTTGCCTTCTCCACCTGGGCGACGAAGCCGGATGGCAGATCGGGAAGAGTCTTGTCGAAGAGGGTGCGGGCCGCGTATACCTCGATCATTTGCGCGAGTGAGTGCGCCTGCGTCCCGTCGAAGCCGTAGGAGGCGAGCAGCGTGCGGAATCCCTCGGCCGTGCCTGAGACGAGCCGCATGGGATCGCACATCTCGCCCACGCGCTTCACTCCCAGTACGGAGGCCACGACCGCGTTCGGCACTCCGTCCGTCTCTTCCTTGCACTCGTCGCAGTCCTGCTGCAAGCGTCGGAGGCGTGCGCCGGCGGCTTCCCGGCAGCGCAGGAGCGCCATCCTGGCAGCACCGAGCACCTCACCGGAAGCGGTACGGGACTCTTGCCTGGAGACGAGTCGCGTGCCCGGATCGCGAGGCCCGTCTGCCGCATCCCCGTTTCCGTTCGAGGAAGGGGCCGGCCCGTCGAAGCCGGTCGGCTGCGGATCGTCGATTTCGTAGGGTGTGCCCTTGAGCAGCGCCGGGTTGCGCAGCTTGACCGCCAGCCAGATCCGCTTGTCGTCCTCGGTCGCGGCCATGTCGTCTTCCATGCCCTTGAGCTTGAGGTATGCCTCGTCGTTGATGTAGCCACGGTCCGCAGCCTGGTCTGCATCCTCGGTGCGATCGGGGGAGATGACCACCTGCGAGTCGTCGAGCCCGATGACCACTTCGTTCCAGCGCTCGAAGCCGTCCATCTCCAGGCCAGGCCGCAGGTACGCCTCCCCGAGCTCGTCGGCAAACTGCTGCGCCTTGACGATCCCGTACGAGCGCCACATGTCGTGCATGACCTGCTTGGCCGTCCAGTGGTTGGCGTCCGTCATCCCCCGGAGCGCCTCCGGGGGCATGTCGAAGGCGAGCGCTAGCCGTTCGATGCACTCCTTGCGCAGCTCGCGCTCCAAGTAGTCGGTAGCGGGGTCGTGCATCTTGACCCACCTGAACGCTTCCGCGAACTCAGCCGGCGGCGTGTACAGGTAGGGAACGCGCGCCTCCGGTGACATCGGGTTCTCGATCTGGTTGGTGACGTGCTCGATGTAGCCCTTGAGGAATGTGTTGTTCTCGGGATCCTCTTCTCCGCCCTGCGGCTGGATCGGATCCTCCGGGATCGCCTCCAGCGCCATCACCACCGCGCCGTTCGTCATCCGGCTCACGGCCGTCGACATCACGGACTTGGTGAGCCAGATCAGCTCCTCCGCGATGTCGGTGATCGGCTTCATCGGGGAGTCGGCAAACTCGGACTGCTGTGGCGAGGGAGTCCACAGGCGGTAGGCCACGCCCACATCCTCCGTCTCCTTCTTGTTCGCGTCCAGGCGAACGGCCGTGCCGTCCTCGCGGATCTTGATCTCCTCGTTCCAGAGGAAGCGCCAGCGCTCGTCCTCCTGCTCGAGCCGGTAGCCGAACAGCATCCCCTCGCCCGTGATCCACATCAGCCGCCCGTAGTCGAACTGAAGCCGGGTGCGCCCACCGCCCGGATCCTGGATGCGGTTCAGGCGCTCAACCGGCGGGCCTTCTTTGATCTCACTCAGCTTCCCGTCCGAGGAGCGGAAAGCGGGGTAGTAGGAGACGCGGCTCATCATGCGAGCGATGAACTGCGAGGCCGCTCGGCACTCGCCTATCGTGTCGCAGTAAGTGAATGCACGACCCTGCCACGGCTCCTCGAGCCGCTTGACGTAGGAAGAGTCAGTTCGGCTACCGACCTTGACGGCAGAAGCCGTCAGAGCACGTCGTTGGACGCGCCGGGTCGGTAGCGCCACGTATTCCTACTTGGGGGGTGGTGTCGGGCTTGCGGGGAGCTTGGGCTTTCTACAACCGCACATGGGCGCGATCTTAGCGTCACTCGTCGGACGACAGAAGTTTGTGACCAGCGATCATGCCCGCATGGAGAGCAAAGAGGGCTGCGACGATGAGTGTCCCATGCGGCCAGATCTGCCACGCCACCCACCAGAGGAGGGTGATCCAGAAGCCCAGGCAGTAGGGGCAGTTGATGAAGAGCGCCCACTTCATCCGGTACTCCTTGGGCAGCGCATCGCCCTCCTTCTCCCACTTCTTCCCGAGCCGCGTTACGTAACGGCGGGGCTGGTCGAGGATCGAGTCGAAGGCGATGAGCTGAAAGATGCGCCAGGCAGCGAGCGCTAGCAGCGCTGCCTCCCACCAGTCGGGGATGTTCATCGAACGATGTAGACGATCAGAACGATGATGAGAATGAGAACGAGCAGTCCGCCCGAGATGTACACGCCGCCGTCTGCCAGCATCACACAACCTCGATTCTGATGTCAGGGAAGACCTTGCGCGCAGCGCGCTTGGCGTTCCACTTGGAGAAGTAGCCCTCGCTGATGTTGAGGATCTGGCCGTTGCCGGAGACGAGCCGGATGTACCAGGGCTGTCGCCCGTTGCCCTTGAAGATCTGAACCTTCATCGTCTTTCCTTTCAGGAGGGAAGGAGCGGAGGACGGCAGACGAAGCGGAAGTCGCCCCGGTAGTAGAGCGGCAGCGCCTCTGGGCCACCTTCTGCTCCGTGGCTCGACCAGACCGAGGTTGCTGCGTTCCCGGCCTTGCGGCAGAGGGTGACGTGCCCGTCGTAATGGGCGAGGTCCCCGACCAGGTAGTTGCCGCTCGTCACTCGCGGGTGTCCGTCCAGATCGTCCCAGGTGTTGCCGTAGCCGGAGTAGCGGTACTTGGAGGGATCAGGGATAAGGATGCCCGTCTTCTGACGCGCGGCCCAGTACGTCTTGATGACGTAGGAGGAGCAGTCGGCCCACTGCTCGCGCTCGGGGGCGAGCCCGAGCCCGGTATAGGGGCGCTGCTGGGAGTAGTGCCAGACCTCCTCGGCACCTTCTGCCTGCACGCAGAACTCCGTGATCGCGGCGCGCACCTTCTCCCGCTTCCCTGCCGGCCCGAACTCCTCGATCGCCTCCTTAATCAGCTTGATCGACATCGCGTCCAAGATGTGGTCGCCCTCGCGCGGGCCGACCGGGATCAGAGCTCGCCGCATCCGCTGGTAGGTCACGTCATCGACGATCCCCGTCTGCGGCAGTCCCTCCTGGCGCTGGAAGCCGCGCACGCCCGAGGTCGCCACCCGCCCGCCCCCGGCCCCCATCGCGAAGGACTCCCGGTAGCGGTTGTCCCACTGCGAGGGCTGCCAGGGGAGCCAACGCTGGGCGTGGGAAACGGTGCGCTTGATCGCGGTCACGTCGTCTCCCGCCATCACGTTCCCATCCGCCGGTGGCTTGAGCACGCGGGGCAGATGAGTCGGCCCGATCGCCGTGCCCTTCTTGTACGGCTTCAGATACCAGGGGTCGGTCACGGGAGCCTCCTGTAAGCGGGTACAGGGTTGCGCCTGTGCCCAGCCCTCCCAGGCAGGAACGCTCACCTGTATATCGTCGGCAGTGTAAAGCGAGCGGCAGATAGAGACGGCCGAGCCGTACTCGGACTGCACGTAGTCCTTGGTCTTGAGCATCAGCGTCACCTTCTTCAATCCTTCGGCGAAGGCGTGCTCGATGCAGTCGTTCAGGATCTTGGCGTCGAACTTCCCGTTCGGCCAGATGTTCTGCTCGTCGGGGAAGATCTCGAGCGCGGCCACGGCGAAGTCGAGATTGCCCCAGCCCTGCTCGTTCTGGACCCAGGGCAGAGTCGCCATGTGCACCTGGCCTCCGTGCGGCTGCACCCAGAAGTCGAGCACCACATCCCGCACCTCGCGCAGGTCGAGCTTCTCTCCGGCCACGTTCTCCAGGTTGAGCCCGATCGCGGGCGACTTCCAGAGGACGGCGGTGGAGATGAGATTCTCGACCTCGGCTATCGAGTGGCAGTAGCGCCAGGGGAAGAAGGGGAAGCTGGCCGCGCGGTACAGCTCACGCTGCTTGTCCCAGGCATCCGCCGGCTGCACGCAGGCGTCGGTGCCGATGTTGAGCGCTCCCCACTTGGCGGCGAGCTTGTGCAGATCGGGGCGCTCGACGTTCCCGCCGGGGCAGCGAAGGTAGATCCCCGGCTGGAAGAGATCGATCACTTGTGCTCCGCGAGCATCCTCTCGGCGTAGATGCGGCTACGGCCCACGTCGATCTTCTTACTGCCATCGACGATGTAGTACTGGCCGTCCTCGACCACCAGCTCCGGCTCCTTCTTCGTGGATGCGGACTTCTTCTTGGCTGCCATGACTCACCTCCTCCTCAGGCTGCGACTGCTCCCGTCTCGTCAAGGGTGAGTACCCATTCCAGCGTCCGAACCATCCCCTCTTCCAGATCGACCTCTGGCTTCCAGCCGATCGAGCGAATGCGCTCGGTCGCCAGCCGCTTGACCACGGTTTGCATCTTGGGCGCGGGAACGATCTCGATCAGGAAGGGATGGGCGTCGGCCAGTTTGCAGGCGAGCTCGGCCACGCGCTTCATCGGCACCGCCGCGTCGTCCCGACCGATGTTGTAGATGCCGCCCTCCTTGCGCTCCAGCACCATCCGCACTGCGCGCACGGTGTCCGTTACGTAACACCAGGAGCGCTCGGCCCCATCGTGAACGGGGATGGCCTTCTCGTGCAGCGCCTGGTGGAGCATGTTGATGATCGCCGCTCGGCCCCGGCCTGCGGGTAGCCCGGGCCCGTAGGGCATCGAGAAGCGGAAGATGTTGAGATTCCTGGGCGCGTAGTGCTGGCACACCTGCTCCCCGAAGTACTTGGAGATCCCGTACAGGTTGTGCGGCCAGGAGAAGGGGCCGGCGTACTCGTCGCACACGGCCTCGCCGTTGTCACCGTAGATCTCCGAGGTGGAGGCGTAGGCCAGGCGGATCTTGTGCTTGCCGCACGCCTGGGCGACGAGCGCGGTGATGCCCACGTTGTCGGTGATCGTCTCCATCGGATCCTCCTCACCGAACAGCCGTCCCACCTTCGCCGCCAGGTGGACGCAGATGTCCGCGTCCTTGTGCTCCTCGAAGCGCTGCTCGACGAGCTCGGGGAAGCGGAGATCGTGGTAGCGAGAAACCTGAAGGTCGAACACGACCACCTCGTGCCCGGACTGCTCCAGCTCGAAGGCGAGGTGGCTCCCGAGGAAGCCAGCGCCCCCGGTGATGATGACCTTCACCGGATCACTTCGAGAAAGCGTTCGTAGTCGTCACGGAGCGTGTGCAATCTTCCCACATCGGTCAGATGGTGCGTGAAGACGAACTCGCGCACGACCACCGTGGGCCAACCATGCTTGGCTCCCAAGTGCGAGAAGTGGTAGTCGCCCATGTACTGGGTCGGCATGACCGGGAAGATCGCCTGCATCTGCTCCCGAGTGCAGAAAGGAACGCGGGCCACCTGCGCAGGCGTCCAGGTCGGTTTCTCGTAGGCATCGTCTCCGCAGGATTGAAGCGTGCCGTCCGGGTTGAGGATGCGCGCGCAGGGAAGGTATCCGGAATCGACCCAGGCAATCCCCGTCTCCGCCCAGTTCGCGTGCGCCTCCAGGTCGTCCGCGAAGAAGAGGATGTAGTCGCCCTGGGCCTCGAGCGCGCCCTCGTTCCAGGCGATGTTGCAGGTGGGCCGGTCGTGGTAGATCAGCCACTCGTACTCGTGCGCCGGCGGCTTGAAGTCGGTGAGGGAGCGAATGGCACGGCCGAGGAAGTTCTCCCGACCCTCGATCGTCGGGATGACTATCGAGATCAGTTCGTGTGCTCCAGGCCGAAGCCGTAGATGCGCCTGGCTCCCCAGGAGTGCCGGTAGTAGGGATCGTCCGCGTTCGCAGCTTCCAGCTCCCGGATGCAGGGACGCTTCACGCGCGTCCAGGTGTAGCCCATCTGCTCGACGGCGGGAGAGAAGAAGGAGTCCTCGGAGTAGCCCGGTGGGTACTCGGGCCAGGGGCGCTCGTCGTAGCGCAGCCCCTTGTCCCAGAGCAGCTTGCGAATGACGTTGTTGCCGCCCACGTTGTAGTGGCCGCTCGGCTCCTCGGAATCCATGCGCAGGCCCACCTGCCCCACCTTCTCCGAGCCGAAGATGCGCTCGACCTCCTCCCACCAGCCGGGCAGGAAGCCGTGGTCGTTGTCGGCCCGGTGCAGAAACTTGCAGTCAGGGGGTGCCATCTCCCAGCCTGCGTTGCAGGCGAAGCCGGGGTACTTGTTCTCGGGGAAGAGGAGCGTCAGGTACGGCGTCGTCTTCAACCACTGCTGCGTCCCGTCCGTCGAGCCGTTGTCCACCACGCAGATCGTGCTTGGGACGCTCACCGTGTCCAGATAACTCTCGATCGCCTGCTTGGTCAACTCGAGCCGGTTGTAGGTGATGAAGACCGTGTGCAGCTTCACAGCCACAACCACCAGAAGAGGCAGATGACGAGCCCCCACAGACCCATCATGAAGAGAGTCCAGGTGCCGCAGTTCATCCTCGGCGGGTAGCGCTTGTAGCTCATTCTGGAAACAGCTCCGCTGCCACCTTGTTGTGCATCTCCACCTGCCAGCGCCGGTCACGCCACTGGAGGCGGTGCTTGGAGCGAGGATTGAAGTGAGCGATGTACACGGCCTGGGGAACCTTGACGATCTCCGCTCCGGCCTTCCAGCACTTCGCCCACAGGCTCCAGTCCTCGAAGCCATGCGGATAGTCGGAGAAGCCGCCCACCTGCATGAAGAGATCTCGGTGAACGAGCGTGCCGACCACCAGCCAGTTGTCCTTGGTCAGTGGGATGCCACGGTCGTTGAACTGAGGCGGGTACTTGCGTCCCTTGCGCACGTAGGAGACGGCGGGCGTGAGCAGAGGAGGAGTGCCGTCGTCTCGACCCCTCTGCTCGTAAGCCCGCTGCATGGCCTGGATGTACCCAGGGCCAAGCTCGTCGTCTGCGTCGAGGAAGCAGAGCCAGTCACCTCTGGCCTCCCCAGCCAAACGGTTCCGAGCCTCTGCGATCGTCCCCTCTTCCCGGTGCCCGATGATGACATGGAAAGGATCCTGTGCCTCGGCTGATGGCAGAGCCTTTTCCTCGGCCATCGTCAGCCAGGATGGATCGCCGTAGGTGGCGATGATGATGGAGACGTTCAAACGGAGTGCTCCTCGAGCACGGACAGCTCGTCTTTGAGCTTGTCGATCATCGCGCTCAGGTCGTCTCGGATGTCCACTTCGGGGCGCTCGATGGATATGCGCCAGGCGCAGGCGAGATCGAGGCAGTCACGGCGGAGCTCGATGTTCTCGGCGCGCAGGCGGGAGATGATCTTGTTCTGCCTGCGAGCGAGGTTGAGGAGCGATGTTACGTAACGCCACTCTCCGAAGATTCTCATGGGCAGGAGTATATCACCGTCTGAGGGCAGCCCTCTTGAACATCCGCCGGCGCTGGTTGAAGAGGCGCGTGTCCTCCTCCGTCTCTCGGAACGCCTTCAGGTACGTCTCGTCCCACTCGGCCAGATTCCAGACCGGGTGCAGGTGCTCGACGATCGAGTGCTCCGCGAAGGCCCAGGTGCCGCGTAGCTTGGCGAGCTCGATCAGCTCGTTGTCCACGAACTGGTGGTCGTAGGCTTCCGAGAAGATCGCGCCCGTGCCGTCGCAGGTGCCACCACAGCGCTCGATGTACTCGCGGGCGATCAGGGTATGGGTGGAGGTCGCCCTCACCTTGACGCCGGGGTTGTGCAGATCGTTGGTCCCGATCACCTGCGCGCCCTTCTCGTAGGCCACCGAGATCGCGGCCACGTCCCAGTTGGGGTAGAAGCGGATGTCGTCTGCCCCCTGGAAGATCCAGGGTGACTCGGTGTGCTCGTAGGCCCAGTTGATCTTGCGCGCGAAGTCAGCCCGACCGGGCTCCCACTCCACCACCCAGGTCACATGCCCCGTGGAACGGCAGACCTCGACCATCTCGTCTCCGGGGGAGCAGATGAAGAAGACCGCGTGGGGCACGGTCGTCGTCTCCCCCAGCGTACGCAGCATCTCGAGCGGCGAGCGGCCGAGGATGGGAACCAGTACGTCGATCACACTTCGTAGCCCGTGACCGTCAGCACGAGCGCGCTCCCGGTCCCGGCGAAGGCTTGCAGCGTCTCCCCGGCGGCCAGGTCGTAGGGCGTGAAGTCATCCCACACCCTGTCCACCCGAGTCGGGTAGCCGTCCAGCACGCGCGTACCGGCAGCGTCCGTTCCGATGGACATGGTGAGATCGACCAGCGAGCCGGTGGGGTTGGAAGCGTGCGTGTGCAGGATGCGTGCGCGCTTGCCGGTGGGGACGGTGTAGATGGTGGCAGCCGAGGTCGTGAGCTGCTCCGGACCGCTCAGACGTTTGTACTGAAGGCCGGTAACGGTAGAGACGACCTCTCCGCCGCCGAAGTCGTCTATCTGCTGAAGGCTCTGGTTCGACTCGATACCGATGTAGCCAGCGGAGGTGATGCGGTTCGCGCTTGTGTCGGCATAGGTTCCGATGAGCGTCCAAGCTCCAGCGGAAGGCTTGTGCCAGGCGTTGATCGTGACCGTCGCGCCCGTGCCGAGAACCTCCATGCCCACCTGATCCCCCGCTGCGAGCTCGGTGGCTGTGAAGGTGTTGATGAGCGTTCCCGTTCCGGCACTGATCTGGTACAGCTCCCAGGTGTCGGTGCCGGCGGCAATGGTGATCTCCAACTCGTACATGGTGGGAGTTGCTGTGTTCGGGCTGGAGATGCGCGCGATCAGGTCCACGTAGCCCGAGGCGGGCTTGTTCACGAGCGTGTAAAAAACCTCGGTATCGGTGAACGTCGCGGGCGTCCAGTAGTCCTGTTTGGTCGCGTTCCCGGTCGCTCCGGGGCGGCGTTGGTTGGTATTACGCACACCCCTCCCACGCGCCGCCCTGATCGGCCCCGACCAGTTGCCGCCCTCGGAGAGGGGATCCTCGTCCGCTCCGGTGAAGGTCGTGAGAACGGAGGTGGTCGGGAAGGCCATCAGGCAGCGAGCGCTGCGGCGTATGCCGCCTCTACGGTGTCCGCCGTGAAGAAGCTGGTCGTGTCCGAGTAGTGAACGTGCGTGAAGCTCTCGGCGTCCCTGTACCAGCCTTCCTTGTGGTAG